CATTCCTACGACGTAATAAGAAATGGAGAGATGCCGACCCTTTTTCTCCTGCCTTTTTGAGTTATCATTTGTTGTGGTAAAAAAAGGGGTCCCCCCTATTTAAGTGTTAATAAAATGATGCTCCTAATTTTCCTAATATTTCTTACGACAATTGGGACAAACAGGAGTAGCCGTTTCCTTGATTCGTTCCACACACTGCTTACAAATAATGTGTCCGCACTTGGGTACCTCTATATTGTCCTTTGTGAGCGTTTCGTAGCATACTGGACACTCGCTGTATTCCTTTAGTTTGTCGTACATCTCTATAAACTGACTTTTAAGATAAGTTATATCGCACGTCTCCATTTGATAGTTTGGGTCATTAAGATTCTCCCTCAATTGCCTATTCCTGTCAGAGAACTGATGGATATAATCGTTCAGTGCATCCACCTCGTCTCGCATTACAAAGAATGCTCTCCATCCGCTTTTCGCTTTATTCACAAGTTTTAACCACTCGTTGTATGCAAGAGTTTTCGTTGTAGGTCTGTTCGCCATTATGCTATTATATAATATACTTATACGTTTCCTTTATATTGTTTTATAATATATATTATATAAAAAAAATCTCATCAATTTTTTAAAGTTCCCTTTGCAAGGGTCTATACGAAAGTGTAGGGTCATTTGAGAAAGTGTAGGGTGGATTTTGGACCCTACACTCCAGATTTCTGGGATTCCTCACACTAATCCCTACTCTTTTATCCCAATATTATCAAAAGTGTAGGGTATGTAGGGTGTGTATGGTAAATCTGATATTCTAATAGAAAATTGCTGATGAGTCTGATGTTTATTCTATTTGGGTTTTTTTGGACCCTACACCTTACACTCTACACTGACCCTACACTTTCGTATTAACCCTTGCTCCAAAAAGGCACTTTAAAAAATTGATAATTTTTTTATTATATAATATATATTATAAAAAATTGATTTAAAGAGAATCTTATTACTATATTATATAATAGCACACACAAGATGCCCTTCCAATACGCACACGTTGAATTTGGTACTGACACAAGACAAGCACTTGAGAGAATTGTTCGCCACGCCCAACATCTACTTAAGTCTGCTCACATTTGCTTGAGTGATAATATCCATCAGGAATATGTTGCCTCACAAGGTGAGATTGAGACTCACGATAATAGGAAAAGGAGAGTATGCAATCTGATTGAGATGAAAGATGATTTCAATGAGTTGAGCCGATTTATGGATAAAGTCAAAGTAGTTGAACTCAAAACCCCTGCAGATGAATGGGAGGAATTTGCAGTCTCACAGAGACCTCTATACACCAAAGAGGCGATTCAGAAACTTCCAGATGATATTATTCGTTATGTTGCTGAATACTTGGAGGACGACCTCTCTATTACTATTAGAATAACTTGCAATCCATTCCGCACCCACGTATTAAGGTCAGGTATTATAAACGAGTTTATTAGGTCTGTTCAGTTGGGTACAGCCGATTGGAGTGGAAATGCTCTCAAATTCTTATGGTTAAAACACGTTGTACCCAAGATAAACCTTGATTATTCCCACCACAACTCAAAAAACCTCCGAAAGGCTCTTGTAAAGTCTTTGCTGAAATGGGATAAATTCCATTTAAGAGATAATATTAATTGTTTAATAAATTGCGACCCATTCACTTTCGGTTATAGATGGGGTGGAAAGATAGAGATGATTACAAAGGACAACTCACAAAATGTTTTCAGCAATAGAGCCATTCATCACCTTATCAAAACAATCAACTGGATGAATAAGACGATGACAAAGGAGAAATTAAAAAGATTCAGATGCCCACACTTAAAAAAAGTAGATGAATTAGTAGAGACTATAGGCAATTGCATCCCAGAGATGATGTTGGGAGACGATATTAAGCCTGTAGTTGTAGTTTCGTAAAATGTATATACACACTTGATTTGTTTAAGATTTAAATAGGGGGGTTCCCTTTTTTTCGTATTAACCCTTGATACAACAATAAAAAAAAATTGAAATAAAAAAATAAAAATTGATTTGTTTTTATATATAAACTACAATAACAAATCACGATAATAATACTGGGTTCAAAATAGGTAAAACGCAAAATTGAAAACTTCTGACGAAAAATTGATTAAGCAACTAATCACACAAATCACTATACTAATAAAGCACGAACAATAACACTGCTAAAAATTGAAAACTTCTGACGAAAAATTGATTACTGCAACTTTAAAAAATTGATAAGAATATAATTAACAACAAGCAACAATGTTCCCTATCTCAAGTCTAAATAAATGTATCGCCTCGTGCGATGAGCGTATTGCCTCCGTTCAGTCCAAGTTGGATAATTGGAAACCTTACGCTGGGGTAATGGGGTTAATGGCGAAACTCTACGACAAAGATGAGGATAAAAAGGTATTCTCCGAATCACCTCAACTGGATAAGGTTAAGAACTACGAGAACAACATAAAACTCATCAAGGTTGAAAAAATGATGTGGAATGCGTTTAAAAACAATGGTAAGAAAGAAATATTCAAGCACATTCTCACCAAGTATGATGAACTAATGATGGTATCTTATGATATATCTGGTAATATGGTAATGAATGGAGTCCAACCAGAGGGGGAATATATAGACTATTGTAAGGAGAGTTTAGAGCAGAGAGAATTTATTAGAAAAATGTGCTGTGTTGGATACAGAGGACATTTAGAGTAGATAGATTATATACACACTTGATTTTATTAACACTTAAATAGGGGGCAACCCTTTTTTTCGTATTAACCCTTGATACAACAATTTCGTATTAACCCTTGATACAACAATAAAAAAAAATTGAAAAAAAAATTGATTTGTTTTTATATATAAACTACAACAACAAATCACTATAATAATACTGGGTTCAAAATAGATAAAACGCAAAATTGAAAACTTCTGACGAAAAATTGATTACTGCAACTTTAAAAATCACTATAATATAATCCAACGAAAATGACACTACAATATATTACAGACGAATACAAGAACTATCTACGCACTCCTACTGGTAGAGGCGATTTGCAAAATGCTGTAAGAATGATGAAGGAATGGAAGAGTAGTGATTCAGGCGTTAGTTCTTGTACTAAAGGGGTTAAAATTAAAAAACTTCCAGAATTTATAAAAAACAAAGTTCAGAAAGTCCCTATTACTGGTATTGCTGTTAATAATCTCTGTCATATTAACGCAAAATTCTTCTCACAATACGGATACAAGACGAGATTAGGGTATAATATTACTGCTTGTTCGTGCGGTTGTAGAATATCATTTGAAATCCACTCACTAAATGAAAAAGATGGGAAATTTTATGATTTTACAAAGGACTTTAATAAAGAAACAGAGAAATGGTTTTATCCATTAGGGGAACACTGGAATGCTTGGAAATGGATGTCCTTCTACGGACGCAGTAGAGATTTCCTTTTATATATTAAGGGTCGTTGCACTTGTCCGGTTGATTGGAACGAGTCCCCTCAAATACGTCTAATAAAAGACATGAAAGAATTACAAGAAATAGTAGAAGATATATTTCTTGGTGGTAAGATGCTAATTCTATAATTTATAGACCGGTAATTCTGGCTCGTCTTACATAAGCCATTCTTTCCGCATCATCGTTATATTGACTTGATAAAGAATTCTTATATCCATCTGGTTTTGTATTATTTGAAATAGAAAAAGAAACATTATTAGTTTGCCTCCGTAGTATAGGTCTGGGAGGTGCATAATTAGGGTAGAATCTTTCCATTAATAATTTTAAGAAAAATTCAATCATTTTTTTTATGGGAGTTATATAATCCATTTTATATATTCTAAATAGATTATATTTAATCCACATTAACGTTTTCTAAATCATCTGGATTCTTTAAAGATAAATTATAAAACTTCTGACTTTGATGCTTACCTAAACCAAATAATTGACTCAATTGGAATTCACTATCCAGTTTTTCCGGTGTGGTTGTTCCTTCACTTCCATCTGGGTTTTTTGCGTCTTTCGGAATCATGCCTAATGTATCCACTTTCATTTTCTTATGCAGTAAATTAGATGCTTCTTTCAGTTTATGATACAACGAATACTTTTTGGAAAGATACGAGTTCCCATCTTCACCACGTTGAGATTCCGGTAGTCTGGTTATACGATATATATCAATCGCCAATGTATAGTATTCTTTGGCTTGTTTCATTTCTAAATCCATATTTGCCGTAATATTTAGATACATTTCTACGGCAGTAATTGTTCCAATTAACATTCCTATTATACATGTAGTAAGTGAAATCCATTTTTGAGCGACAAATTTCTGTAATCCGACTGAAGCAGTAGCATTTAGAGAACTCATTACCAAGACCGGTATGCGAAAGTATTTAGAATATGATTTGTAGTAAAAAAAAGACTTACGATGATAGTGATGTAAATTTATGCAATTTATTCGCAACTTTTCTAAAAGTTCTAAAACCTCTGGAGTCCATCCGCCCACCATTATTTTATATATAATATATATAGATAATGTCCGGAATATCAAACTATATTCTCAACCAAAAAATCAACGCATTATTGGGTAAATCTGGAGGAGGAGGGGGAAGTGATTTAGACGCTGTATTAACGGCTGGTAATAACGCTGGTGCGAACGATATTGATATGAATAATAACGACATCTTACAACTTAAAAACATTAATAATTTCCTATATTTTGATGCTTTAAATAGCCGACTGGGGATTAATGTCGCAGTTCCGACAGAAGATTTAGAATTAGATGGGAATTTTCAACTCAATACAGGTTCTTCTTCCAAGATTGTTTTTTACAACAAACCCAACGCACACGAAAACGCCGAAATAGATGCCGAAAGTGAATTGGCTGATGGTGGAATAATAAGATTCCAAACCAAAGTTAATGGTGGTTCTGTAACTGAAAAATTACGAATAAATAACGCTGGGGCAATAGGATTAGGGGGTGCTGTATATGGAGGCACAAATCAAGTCATCGTATCACAAGGTTCTATCAATCCACCAACTTGGAAAAATAATTACCCTAATGTAGTGAGTGGTTTTCCTATTGCCCCACCACTTTATGGCGACCAAATTTTATTCAACTTTACTGGTGCTGGTAATATTGGTGCTTATATGCCGATGATTTGGAACGGAACAACTTGGAAAGTAATTGGAAGCACTATTCTGTGTAGATGGAACAGCGGTTCTGCATCACAAGTTATAAACACAACAGGAAAAGTTAATATAACGACAGGTGATTATGGAAGTGTAACTTTTACCCCCCCTTTTACAGGATACTACGAAATCGGACAAACGATGGAAAAATGGGAACTTAATACTGGTATAAGTTTATCTACTTTCTTCTCTTCTACTGATACCACTGAAAATTATCTACTATATTATGTATTAGATTGGAATGGGTCTTACGACCACTGGAGGTCAGGCGTTTCTTGTCCTATTGTGGTTCAATTACAATCAACCAAGACATACCGATTTAAAGCAGAAATTTCATTCGCATCAGGTAATCAGGCAACAATAAATACACTGGGAACTGCTTATGTTAGAGCAGTTTCATCGTAAATCGTCTTTAGGTTTTTAATTTATATAATATATCTGTATAGTATATAAATGTCAGGCATATCAAACTACGTTCTCAACCAAAAAATCAACTCTTTACTCCAATCTGCTGGAGGAGGAGGGGGTAATCAGAATATAGCCCAAGTATTACAAACCGGTAATAACGCAAGTAATGAAACCATATTAAATTTAGGAGGTTTAGAATTTCAGGCTGGTTCTGGTGGTGGTATCACATTTGAAGATGGAACAACTCAATTTACCGCTCCGGTTGGAGGTGGTGGAGTCGCCAATCCAATGACTGCAAATTTGGACGCTTCTAATTTCAATATTACAAATATCGGATTAACGGATACTTTTTATTTAGATAATATTGTAAATAACTCAACAACCGCACCGGTTTATGTCAATTATGGTGCAGTGGTAAATGGAAACGATTATGATTTCGCAAAGATTGGAACAGGAGTTGATGCTGAAGGCTCTATATATATGGTTATTAGATGTCTTGATTCTGGATTTAAACAAATCCTCACTTTACAGATTGGGGGTTTAGCCATAAAATCTGGGATTCGTGTTATTTCTCACATCACTGAATCAGATACTTTGATTTTTAATAATATTAAATATGGAACTGATGCTGGTGGTGTTATCAACTATTTAGCATTAAGTTGTATAACTCCTTCTGCTACCTGTGAATTTGCCGTATATCAGAATCAACAAGACTGGGGAAGTGGTTTGTATCCAGCATCATCTTGGTTTGTTCCTACGAGTTCGGCTTCCATTGTTGTTTTACCAACGATTTATACAGAAATACCATTACTCGCAAATACGACCGGTACAAGTGGAAACTGGTATGTAAAAGCCACTGCTTCTGCAAATGATACGCAAACCAATTCTCTGGCTACGAATACAATGAGAAGTCTGGCTGGAACTACTATTACGGCTCAAAATGACATACTTATGGATAATAATAATCTTAAACAAGTAAATTCTATTGCGGTAGATAATATTGGTGTAAATGTTGGTAGTGAAATACAATCTACTGCTTCCATAAATTTGGGTGCGAATCAACTACAAAATGTGAGTCAAATATTCGTAGATAGTATTTCGGAAAATACCCCTGCAAATAAGATTCAAGTCAATAATGTCGTTAGTATGAATAATAATAAAATAGAAGACATCCCTAATCCAGTTGCGACTTTAGACGCTGTCAATAAACAATATGTAGATAGTGCAATAGCAGGTTTTATAACCAACCCTTTAACTGCTAATTTAGATGGTGCTTCTACCTATAGAGGTGTTAATTTCGTTAATCCGGTTTCAGCACAGGATTTGGCGACGAAAGATTACGTGGATTCTGCTGGTGTAGGTGGAGTTCAAAATCCGATGGTGGCGAATTTAGATGGTGGTAATTTCAATATTTCTAATGTCGCTTTTATGACGGCGAATTCAATACAGAATGTCAATGGAAGTTCCACGATGTTTTCAAAGGGGACTTTCCAGCACGGCGGTTTGGCTTCTGGTAATTTTGATGTTGGGGGTGATAACATTCGGTTTGCTCCAAACAATTTACTGGAATTCAAAAATTTTGGTGCTACAACGACTTATTTAGAATACAACCAAGCGTCGGCTGAATTTACTTACGAAAATTCGGCACAGGTGAGATTTAACAATAACACCACTCAAGCCTTTAATACCGGTTCTTCATGTTCTTTTTCTGCTGGTGGAACATTACAACTATATTATAATCCAACTCTCGCAAGTCAAAATGAAGAATTATCATTATTAAATGTGTTAGGAACAGGAACGAACCAAATATTACAAACACAGGGACAGGCAAATGGAGTTCCGAATATCCCTCAATCATTAAACCCTACATTTATGATTAATTTACGAAATGATGATGTGAGTTTATATGCTCCTTTTACAACAGGATTAGGTTGGAATAATAGTAGTGATGGTTCAACTATCCCCCTAATTGAAAGTGATAGTATAAGTGGTAAATATGGAGAACCTATCGGTTTAAATAATAACCAAGTCAATATCTTACCATACAATTCTTATTTATGCGGTGTTGGTATTAATAATGCTTCTGTAAATGGTGGTTGGATATGTTCCGGTTCTGCTACTATTGAGTTAGTTTATACACTAACAGGATTAATAGACCAGTCATTCTCTCCTCCACTTATAGTAGCGAGTGTTGGAAATTCTTTTAATATTGAAAGTATTAGAATACCATACACCAGTTGGATTTTTGCGAATAGAGATGTAGAAACTGGTATCGGTTTATCACTTAAACTGAATATACCGGTTGGAGATAGTATTGATACGCAAGACCCTTTAAATGCAAGAGTAAATGCGAATAAGATTCAAATCGGAATTATTGAGATGGCTTAAATCAAAATTAGATATTTTAGGAAAATAAAAATATCTACTATAATATATAAAATGGATTTAGACAAGATATTTGACCTCAAAAATATTACCGAATCTTCCAAGAATCTATACAAACGCAACCTCCTCAAACTCAATGAAGGAAAAGAAATAAAGAACCTGAAATTCCTCGCTGACGAACAAGGCATTTTAGAAAAACTTGTCAAGTATAAACCCAATACTCAACGCTCGTATATTATTGCTATAGTAAGTCTCCTTAAGTGCATGTCTATTTCTGACCCTAAAAAGTGGAAGAAATTGTATGATAAATATTATGCGATTTTAGAAAAACTTAACAAGGAATTGAAATCTAATAATGACAAAACACCCAAAGAGGAAGAGAACTGGATTACCCAAGATAAGATTAACGAAAAAGTAGATCATTATAGACCCATTTTAGAAATGGCTCGGAAGAAAAAGAAGTTAGACGAGCGTGAGTACAAAGACTTACAACATTTCCTGATTTTGGCTTTATTTGTTATGCAACCCCCTCGTAGAAATCAAGATTATCAGAAAGCAGTCATCTGTAAAAAACTGGATAGAGATGTTTTAGAGAAAATGAATGTAGTAGATTTAGAAAATAATAAATTTCTTTTTTCCAACTACAAAACCAAAGGAACATACAAAGTCCAAGAACAACCCATTAGTGGAGACATTAAGGATATACTTGACCTGTATATCAAGCACCACCCCCTTAAGAAACAACTCACCAATAAAACATGCATTCCTTTTTTAGTGGATTATTTCGGAAATACTTTAGACAATAATAATGACATCACCAGAATCCTATACAGAATATTTGATGGAAAGAAAGTCGGCTCAAGTATGTTGCGGAAAATATACCTCACCAATAAATACGGAGAGACCATTAAGAGTATGGAAGAGGACGTAGCCAAGATGGGGACGAGTGTGGATACGGCTCAAAACCATTATGTGAAGAACGATTGACTACCGGTATGGGATATAGGAGGGAATAAGATTGAATTTCCTACTGCATCCCACATACAGGATATAGGAGGGAACTGGTTGCCTCCTGCTGGTTACTGGTTCTATTGATATTGGTCGTTTTATTATATAATCTATCAAAACCTCCTTTTTTATCAAAAACCTCTAAAAACCCCTTTTTATGCCCTGATTTCAATTTCTACCTATAAAAGAAAAGAATTAATATATATATAAGAGGACTTTATCAAATCAGGGCAAAAAAAGGGATTTGGGTGTCAAAAAAAGGGGTTTTCTCCCAGACGGCTCTTCCGAAAAAGAAAAGCCGGTTAAACAATAAAAATAAAATAAAAAATTGATATAAAGAAATTAATATATAATTATATTATATAATACAAGTATGACAGAAGTAATGAATAACGTAAATATGATGGACGCAAATATACTCCGCAAACTTCATCAATACGATAAGAAGTTGGACTATATCAAAGCCTATAATAAAACCAACGCCAAAGCCCAAAATGAAAGAGCAAAGAAATATCATGCGAAAATGAAGGACACAGAAGAATGGAAACGAAAGAAACAAGAATACTACATAAATGTCCTCAAACCAAAAAGACAAGAAGAACAAAAAATAAAAAGAGAAGCAAAAGAAGAAGCCAAGAAAAAAAAACTCCAAAGCGTTAAGGAGGAGAAGGAGGAGAAGATTGATATGAATGATAGATGTTCCGGTTGCGGAAGACACGATGACTTTTGTAGATGTGGTGATTTTGATGATGGAGAAGAGAGAGAATAAAACAACAAACAACAAAAAATTGAAAATTGAAAATCTTTTTTATCCAAGATACTTTAGGAAAAAAACTCTCGGTAAAAATCAATATTCAGATTTTATTTATTATTTATTTAAAAAATTGATTTAAAGAAATAATATATTAGTATATTATATAATAAAAGAATGACCGCACTTTCAAACACCATCCCTCTAACACGTGAGTCCATCTTTGATGGAATTGTTCTATATGAACCTATTGATACCGCTCTACTAAACAAGGTGATAAATTCCGATTTACTCCTTGAAAACTACCAAGACCAAGCCAGAAAACAATATTATGAAAACGAAAAAACACACTTACTAAACTACCAAAAAAACATTACAAAAAATCTTGCTCGTGTTGAGTATAAACGAAGTAATGGGTGGGGTATTGGACGTTTCAATCCGGTAGGCTCTTTAGGATTACATTCTATACACAGACAGACCAGACATACAATCGCAAATGGTTTGTTACGAGACCTTGATGTAGAAAACGCCCATAACCGGTTACTACAGCAAATTCTCACCCATAATGATTATAAAGGTGATTTTGACATGCTTATAGACCATAATGAGAATAGAGAAAAATGGCGTGAAGAAATCATTACTGCTTACGACTTGGAAAACAACAAGTTTGCGAAATTTGAGCCTACAGACAAAAGATACAAAAAACCCAAAGAACTCGCCAAGAATCTGATTATTCGTATCTTGTATGGAGGTGGATTAGATAGGTGGAAAGAAGCGTGGAATATCCCAGAGGACATTCCTACACCTAAAAAAGTGGCGAAATTAATATCCCAAGTTGGAAACATACAGAAATGGGTATGCTACCATAATCAAGAACTATTTAAAAAGTGTAAAGCAAACAACATTAAAAAAGGCAAAGATTACAATCATCAGGGGACAACTACCTCGTGGTTCTTACAAGAAAAAGAATGCCTTGTATTAGAGGAAATGTATAAATATATGATTTATAACGGCTACATTAAAGACGACATATGTTCTCTCTGTAATGATGGTATCATGATTCAGGACAAATACTACAAACCGGAATTACTTGATGAATTACACACGCATGTAAAAGAAACCACTGGATTCGCTCTCAAGTTTGAAGAAAAATTATTGAATGAAGGATACGAAAATATTATTGACAAACATATTATATTTGACCTCTGGAATAGAGACGGAAATGATGGTTTGTATGCAGACTATTTCAAAGTGTTGTATAGTGAAGAATTCGTAGTTCGTTATGATTGTCTATATACTTATAATAAGGTTTATTGGGAGAGAAGTGAGGCAAAGGTATGGAAAAAAATATCAAGCAAAGTTGATGGTGATTTCAGGGAGTATATTCTCAAAAGGGCTTTTGCTGTAAGGAAAGAAATGAAAAAGGACGAATCTGATTATGAAGAGAAAAAGTTCCTTGACAAAGATGAAAAGGTTCTCTCTACTGATGAGGTGTTAAAAAAATTGAAAGGAAAATGGGGAAACATATCCCTCCAAACACCAGAAGGCAAAGACCCTGTTCTTTATTACCTGAAATTCAAGATAGACCAAGTCTTGAGATATATAAAGGATACTGAAAAATACTTGCGATGTGTTACTACACGAGACAAATTAGTAAAGGATATTGCTCGTGTATTGTCTAATGACTGGATTGAGTTTGATTCTAACGGCTTATTACTTGCGTTTGAGAACAAAGTGTATGACTTGGAATATGATAAATTTATCCAACCCAGACACGACCAGTATATAAGTCTTACTACTGGTTGGAAATGGACTCACGGATATGACCCTAAAAACAAGCAAGAATTAATGCGTGTATTGGAAACAATATTCCCCAGAAAAGAAGAAAGAGATTTCTATCTTCAAATCCTATCAACCGGTATTTATGGAAAGGTGATTCAGCATTTATTTGTAGCAAAAGGTGTGGGTGGGAATGGTAAATCAGTTATTAACGGATTGATGATGAAATGCGTAGGAAATTACGGATATAAATTGCCTTCATCTGCGGTATCCCAACCAATCAAGGAAGGTGCGAATCCTTCTATTGCGAATGCGAATAACAAGCGATTCTTATTATTTCAAGAACCGGACAGAGCCAAAAAAATCTGTTGTAGTACCATAAAAGAAATAACTGGTGATAAAAGTTTGAATTGTAGAACTCTATACTCTACAGATACTGAAACAAGATTGAAGGGGACTTTACTTGGAGAGTTCAATGATTTACCGCCACTTGATGAATCTGGTGATGCGATGGGACGTAGATTGATGGTTCAAGCGTTCTTAAGTAGATTCCTGACACACGCTCAATATGACACATTAGATGAGGAGCATAAACAGACTGGTTTATATCATCTTGCGAATCCTTACTACGTAGATGATGCTTTTCAAGAACAATACAAACAAGCATTAATGGAGTTATTGATGGAGCATTTCAAAATATTCAAATCACAGGGTTATACTTTGAAACCACCAAAATCTGTGGTTAAGGAAGCCGATGAATATATGAAATATAGTGATGACCTATATGGTTGGTTTAATGACAAGTTCAAAAGAGAAGAAGGTAAAATTATGACCTTCAAGCAGGTTTATGAGATATTCAGTTATAGTGACTACTTTCATAATATGACAAAACAGGATAAAAGGAAATACAACCAGAAATATTTAAAAGATGTTATACTCGGTAATCAGTTTCTGAAAGGTTCATGTAAATTCAAAGGCACAACTTACAAAGGAAAGAAACTATCTGCCGATTCTATAGTTGGTTGGAGATTGAGAGAGAGAGTAGAACAAGATGATGACGAGGATGCTGAAACAATAGCGATTCATTAATACACCCCATTTAAGTAGAGAAAAATAAAAATATTATTATTATTATTTTTTTATTGTCCGCCCTTTTTCGGAAGAGCCGTCTGGGAGAGGACACCTCCTTTTTTGACACCCAAATCCCTTTTTTTGCCCTGATTTGATAAAGTCCTCTTATATATATACAAATTCTTTTCTTTTATAGGTAGAAAGTAAAATCAGGGCATAAAAAGGGGTTTTTAGAGGTTTTTGATGAAAAAGGGGGTTTTAGTATATTATATAGTATGATGACACTTTCCAACCGGTATCCTTAAAAAAAGAGAATGCAATAATAAAATATAACATAAATATATAAAAATGAGTGAAGAACCAATTGACTTTGACGATATAAAATGGGGTAGCCTTACGAAACAACTCCAAGCCTTTAACAGGAAAAACAAAACCAAGATGGATTTAGAAAGTTTCTCCAAACACATTTTAGCCAATCCGAAGAAATTTATTGAACGCAGTAAAGATAGAGCCAGATTCTATTTGAACGTTATAAAACCGAAAGCCAAGAAAGGAGGAGCATTAAGTTCGCACGTAATGAGCGACTTATTAGCCCAATCGTATGAAACCAAAAACAAAAAGAAAAGAAAAACCGAAATAGATGGATTTCATATAGACCCTTCATTATCAGGACAACGAGTTCAAGTATGGTATAATCCCACTACTAAACAAGCAGTGGTCGTCCATCGTGGAACAGCCGATTTCAATGATTGGGTTACAGATGCAAGAATGTTTTTTGGAGATACCAAAAATAAACGATTTAAACATGCAAAAAATATCCAACAACAAGCCGAAGAAAAATATGGTGCTTCACACGTAACCACTATAGGTCATTCTTTGGGAAGTCGCCTATCGGAGGAAGTAGGACAAAACTCTAAAGAAGTCTTGACATTAAATAAGCCGACTACATTAGCAGATTTGGTGCAAAACAAAAAGGTATCTGAAAAGCAAATAGATGTGCGAACAAAAAATGACCCAGTGAGTATATTACGACCATTTCAGGGAGGAAATGAAACAATAGATATAGATTCAACAACCAATAATCCCTTAACGGAACACGGAACGGAAACATTAAAACGTTTAGATCCAGATGTAATGATTGGAAGGGGGTCTTTGGGTAGAATAATGAGAGGAGGAGCAGACGCAGACACTGATGATGAAGACGTTGAACCAGTCCCACCAGTCCCACCAATGATATTTCAAAATGCCCCACCAATGAACGACATACAACAAACAGCCTATAATTATATGAGGGAAATCACTAACGATATTATGGCTAACATACATCAATATGGAACTCAATCAATCCCCTATATACAAGGACGTTATGAAGAAGCCGGTGATATAATCAGACAACTTGATGAGGCAGGAGAAATGCATCCTACACCCTATCTAAATTGGGTTCAAATGGAAGGGATAATACAGCAAGAAATTGATGCTATTCAAGACCCACAAGGGGCGGACACTGATGATGAAATGTAATAAATGTAAAAATTTAAGGTTAGATTTCCAATAGTATAAATATAACCTTAATCCTCATCATGCATATTTAATATATAGCATTCTTTTTCTGATAGAACACACATTGGATACGTCTTCAAAACACACACCCAACGAGAGTCTAATTTTTTTATTTTCTTAATCTGGTCTTTTTCTAAACCGAAATAACCTTCTAAACAATATTTCAAACTCCTGCCTCCCAAACCATTCGGAAACAATACGATTCCGTGAGCCTCATTGAGAATCAGTTTCGTTTCGTTACCATTTGTCAAGGTGTGAGTGCATACGCAACAAGAAGTATTTGAATGACGACCTGTTGTAAGTATAGAGTTCTGAATCTCCCATATTTTCTTACGTAATTTCCGGTCTCCAATGGCTTCGCAATCATCAAATATTACGAGACTATCTTTGAAATCGTGTGTATCAATCGGTTCAATCAAGAAGCCATCTTCGTGTATCTTGACACGTTTTATGTCTTTGACCTTATCAATAGAGCCTTTATCTTCTGCTAACGCACTAAACAAGAACACCTCACGTTTCGGAAATAATTTCTTATAATGTTGGGCGAAATTCTTACAGAAAAAGGACTTACCTGAACCACTCTGACCGGACACGTACAAGATGGTTCTCTCCTTACTGACATCAGGTAAAGGCTGTATGTGTTGATGTGGCTTACACTTGAATTCGGTAAAGTAATGATTGACTTTATCCTTGTTTTTTTCCACACTGATAATGGAGTTCTTTTTCTTGCCTTCTTCAACAATCAAAGCGACTGGACTACCTTCACACTCTAAATTCATTATATAATACCTAAATATAATAAATTCCTTGTTTTTTCGTTTTGTTATTTAATCTAAAAAAATGATTTTATTCTGGGGTGTTTCTCTACGAATTCATGCGATTCTTTATTGACTTGCCTTTGTATATATTCCCTAATTTCGTCTAATCTATTCGGCATTTGTTTCAGAGAGACTTTATTCTTTATCTCTTCAAGTTCATTAATAGCGACTTCTTTAAGTCGTTTTTCAGGACAATTAACTAATTTCTGTTGAATTAAGGCGATATTTTCTTTGACTTTATCACGAGGAGGTTTTCTGAACTTGTTTTCAGTCAGAGTTTTCAGAGTATCTATATCATTTTTGACTGAATTGAGCCAACCGGTATGTCCGTTAAAGAATTCAACGAGTATCTTTCTAATCGCAGGTTGCTTGTCTAACAGATTGAGAGATGCATATACTCTTTTGAGTGCTTTCATAACGTTGCCTTCTTTGAGGTATTCACGTCCATCATCTAATATTTCCTGATATATTTTCTCAATCGGTTTCTCGTCATAATTCTGGTAGCCATTAAGAGTGAAGTAATACATTTCGCTAAATTCTGTGGCTATACCATCAATAAAGGCGATAATATCCATTTTTATGATGGATTTTTCCAATAAAACATCAGTGAATTTATATTCTTTACCCCCCACTACTTGACTGCCTTTTTTGATAGTTTGTTTCGTCCAACGTAGGGGTTCTCCGCTATCATCTTCTCCACATTTGAAATCGGTAATAAACATGTTAGGATCTTTAGATGCACGTTCAAATTTCTTCTGAAATATTTTTAATATTTGTTGCGGATATTTACCAACGTCTAAAGTATTGAAATACTCCAATAAGTCAAAATCGCTTTTATACTTGATATGTGGTATAGATTGGCTTCCTACAATTTTATATCTTCCGGTAATAGTCAGAAGATTAAATACTTTATTTTCCTCTCTATTAAATACAGCACGATTTAAACTTTCCATTATATACTAAATCTATAAAATATATTTGTCATTTCCAAACAATTCTATCATACGTGATAATACTTTTCTGACCTTTTTCAAATTGAAAAATACAAGACATACCATACCATTTAAATACCTTACACAAGTGGATTTTTGTTAAACCATAATTATTATTTTCCATAAATTCTAATCTTTTTGGCGTTAGGTTATTAATACCCAAAAGATACTGAATGACTCTCGGTTTTAGTTCTACACTTTTTGATAATACCTCATCAATCATACTATAAGGAGGATTACTTGAAATAATATCAATCGGTTCATCAAAATCAAAAAAATCTTTCCCTTCTAAAATTTCACACCATTTTTTTGGGAAATTTTCTGGGAACTGATTATAGTAAGAACCATCATTTTTAAAAGGGTCAAACCATATATCGCTTTCCTTACAATCTATCATACTTATACCAACTTTCGCTAATTTGGGAGGAGTGATAAACACATCATTAGGAGTTGTTCTTTGTTTAATTTTTGTAGAAATAGAACTCTTCATTATATACTAAATCTATAAAATAAATCTGCTAAAAATCCAATATAATCTATAAAATATCTTTTACAAATGGTGGTAAATTTTTCTTCCCTTTAATATATTGTTTCTGAATGGCTTTAATGAATAAATCTTGGGGGTCTATTTCACTTGGCGTTAAAGGAGTGTCTTTTGATACACGTTTGGTGGGACGATATACAGGATATTCTAAACCAGCATAATCAGTCCATCTCTCATTTTTCCATCTTGTCAATCCTTTACTCGTATCTTTCCTACCTTTGTATTTTCCTCCTAATTCTTTGTATTTCTTGACAATCCACATACTCTTGTATGCTCCGTGAGTCTTGTATTTTTCATCAGCCATTTTCTTGACTTTTGCATAAAGTTTTTTATTTACCGGTTCTGGTGATGACATATTATATATAATAGTGATATATTTATATATAATCCCTATTTCGCCCTTTATCGGAAGAGCCGTCTGGGAGACACCTCCTTTTTTGACATCCAAAATCACTTTTTTTGCCTTGATTTGACAAAACCCTCTTATATATATATTAATTCTTTCTTTTTATAGATAGAAATTGAAATCAGGGCATAAAAAGGGGTTTTTAGAGGTTTTTGATGAAAAAGGAGGTTTCGTATCAACCCTTGATTCCTTAAACATATTGACCGAGATAATTACCGGCATCTAAAGTATATCCGTCTCCACTTGCGTTCTGATTGACAGAACCGGCATTAACAGGAGCGACAATGGGGTTATAATTGACGATAAGTTGTTGTAATGCAGGAAGCCTTGATATAACTTCTTTATTGACTTCACCTATAAGTTGTTGAGACGCAACTAATTCTTCGTTCGCACCAATACCACGAGCCAATTGTAGTTCTTGTAAAGCGAAAGCAAGAGTATCATCATAAATATCATAAACCATTTTGATAAGGTCGTCTAAACGATTGACTTGGTCTTGGTCTAAATAGTTGAATCTCGGAGAAATATCTTTAATGTATTCTTTTAGTGTATTACCGAGTTTGAGAAGTTGTCCCATTTGGCTTCTAAATGAACCGACACCGGTAATGGTTCTAACTACGGCACGTTGATTCTGCTCCATTGCATGTTGAACGTGTTGTCCTATTTCTTCTCCAGTAGGGAAAAGCCTTCTTCTTCCTTGTGTTGGTCTTTCAGGAGTAGGTGGTAGAGGGTGTCGTTCCCTTCTGTTGGCTTCTTCTGATTGCGTTCCGATAGCAAACAAATACGTATGTGATTCTTGAAGGAGAGCGTATATCAGATATAACATTTTTTCTAAAGAAAGGAATAAATCATCAGCCCTTGCATCTTGACCTTGAAATTTGATAAGTTGTTGATTGGTGTATTTCTTTTCAAGTCCTTTGATGAGTCTTCGTTTGATGCGATTGTCGTATTCTAATTCACTTCGTTGGTAAGCAGGAATCATTTTATATATTACACGTATATAAAATATTTCAAATATATTTTCTTCATTTAAATGCTTTTTTAATTTTCTTTCCGGTTTTCTTTGCGGATTTGCCTACTGCCTTTGTTCCTTTGGAGACACCAGACGAGACACCATCTAATATAGCCATCTGTCCGGAAACGACTCCTTTCTGTACTGGGTCTAATGCTTTCATAACTGGTGCATCAAACAAATCTTGGGTATTTCCAGAACTCATCATGTCAATATTATGCATTGACTCTTTTCCGATTTTCTTTGCGATAGGTTTTGGAACTCCTAAAGTTATCAAACCGGCATCAATTCCTTCACCGAGTTTCTTGAGAGGAATTTGTTTGACTTTCTGAAATCTGGGGTCGCTGATAACAGGGGTATCAAAATCAGAATGTTGGGAAGGACTTTTCTCTGGTTCAGGTTCTCCTCTCAATTCTCTGTCTTCTTTGTCTTTTTTATTCCGTTCTTGTATTCTCTGCATTTCCATAATATCCATAAAACCACCCATCATTGGGGGTTGTAGCATTATTTCACCACGCATATGTTTTCTTGGAGGCAATAAAGCACCCCCTTGTATTAAATCACGATGATAAGTAGGCAACATAATATATAATATAACTATATATTATTTTGTATTTGTTCTAAATTCTACATTTTAATATAATCCTTCTGCTTTTACAATCTTTGATGCTTCTGGAAGACTACATCCACGTTCTTGCATAACCTGTTTTACAATACCGGCACGTCTTGATCTTGCACCACCAGATGACGAACCACCACTTTTACGAGCCATATGTTTAATATCCGAACCTAAATCTTCAATATCATCAATGGCTTGTCTGACTTTGTCTTTACGTCCTGCTCCACTCATAATAGCATCTGCTAAAACATTGGAAGCGACACCAACGGCAACCGGTTCTGCTACTTTTCCAACTTTCTTAAGTGCCTTTCCAACGTGTATTTTACCCCCAGATGGTTCTTGAGAAGAACCTTTTAACATATCTTTAATCATTTTCTTTCCTTGTTCTTTGACAATAGGAGCGGTTTGTTTAATGACTTCGTGTGCTATTTTCTTGGTAGCAGGATGCTTCGCAATATCTTTGAGAGACATTTTCTTACCTCCAGACATTTCGGAAGTTTCATCTTGAACCATATAATTGACAAGAGATTCAATACCTTTTTCAAGCAATTTTTCGCCTTGTTTTTTAAGGATAGGAGTTGCGTGTTTTACGACTGCTTTTCCAACCTTTTTAAGACCTTTTGAAAGCCCTTTCTTTCCACCGGTAGGAGGTCTTCCACGTCTTCGTCCCATCGCCATCATTCCAACCTCTGCTCCTTCCATAAGACCCTCATCAACGGCAGGGTTCGTAAGAGCAGACACTAACATTTGAGTGCCTACACCGGTAGCAACGTCTTGTCCTACTTTTCCTACGGATTTACCGATTTTCTTGAATGATTTTCCAATGTGTTTTTTACCTCCGATTTGTCTAATAGCACCATCAGGTGCTTGATAAGAGCCAATCGCATGAGGACTACCTCTCATTCCACCAACAGGGTTTTTCATTGACAATTCAGGGTGTAAATAGTCAGTGTAAGGATTAGAACCACGTTGTATATAACGGCTATTCAGTTCTGAAGAAGCGGATTGAAAGCCAGAGTTATTGACTTGAGAGTGGGGTTGTCCTTGAAGATTTGCGTAATCATAACCAGTAATTTTGTCAGTCTTTTCACCTTTTTGTCCTTTCGGCATATTCTATATATATTACAATATATAAAATATTTCTGATTATAGGACTTTATTTAATATGGAGAATTTTCCTGTAATTTTCTTTCCAACTTTTTTATCGGCAACCATTTTCTTGGCTACTGATTTTACCCTTTTTGCTAAATCTTTCTTGGTTTCTTTTCCATTTCCACATAAAATTCCCATTTCGCAACCTTTTGGGGATTCACCACGTTTTATGAAATGCACTTTCCCACCAACAAATTCTTTTGGGTTTTTGAATTCGTGACCTACTTCTTTGGGTGTTTTAAATAGTTTCTTACCACCGCTAACAGATTTGGGTGTATAAGTAGCAGGGTCGCTTCCTAAAGGTTTTCTCCCACTTCCTTTTGGTCTTCCTCTTTTTTTCGGTAAAACATCATGTATTTGACCTAAAGTATCTTCACCCTTCATAACAAGTGTCTTTCCAACCTTTCCTAATGCACCTCTTTTACTCAAAGGTCTCGGATTCTCTCCACGTTTCCCAACCAGAAACGTGTTCTGTCCTGCCCCTCGTTCTCGTTCTTCTTGTACGTATTTCAGAGCGTGTTGTAAGGGGATAGGATTATCAACATAACGACCTCCACCAGAAATAGGGGGAGTCATACGAACACTACCGGTATATTGACCTGAAGGAGACATTAAAGTGGCTGGACTACGTTCGGCTGATTCTAATTTTGTCATTCCTGCTTTGGAGAAAACATCATGAACTTCTGGATAATGTAATGCGGTAGCACCAATCATACCTTCATATCCACTTGCGTATTTATCACGAACAACATCACCTTGTCCTAAACCTATTTGTCCGAAATGTCTTTGTTTTACATAATACGTATCTGGTTGCGGTATGGATTCCACATATGCACTGGGGAAGCCTCTTTGCATGTCCTCAAAATCCGCTAAAGTTAAAGCAATGCGTCTATTCTCTGGCGTGTCAAAATTGTTGTTATAGTTTTGGAACATTATATATATTAGCCATATATAATTTTCGTGTGAAACAATTTCTAAAAGAGATATTTTGTTGGTCGTATTTTTATGTTATACTTGAGGGGAATGGGAGAAAATATTCCACATATTAAAGTGAGAAAAAAAAAATATTTCTAAACCGGTTTAAATTAGACGTATCTGCGGACACCTCCAGAGTGAGCGGATTGTCCTCCAGATGTAGAACCTTGCTGTCCTCCACGTCTCATACGTCCTACCTTTGACATTATCATTTTCTTCAAAGCACCAAAGTTACCCATCTTTCCACCAACCATTCGTGTGAATTCTGGAACTTCAAGGGCTGGAACTTCGTCTTCAGTGGCTGTAGATACAACTTGTTCCTTTGTAAGGATACCTGTGTAGATAGCACTTGAACCGGAAGCATTAACCATAATACCAGAGTTAGCACAAACGATAACGATTTCTGGAACGATAGCAACAGAGTATGGATTGGTGCAAGTAATTTGAATCTGGAATTGAAATTGTCCGATAGAGCCGGATGAAAGCATCGCCGGTAAACTCAACGCCATTGCTGGGGATAGAACAAGAAGAGAACCAATTGTCTTAACAGATGAACCAACGCCGGTAGTGTTATCATTAATAGATTGAGAGCCTATCCACTCGTTGTAAGACTGGGAACTTCCGGCTTCCACAGATAATTTCCACAGATTCTGGGGAGAAGCCGACGACAAGAGACCTGATTGATTGTTAAGATTTACACTGATTCCAGTAATAGGGAAGAAAGAATCAGAATCCGTGTTAGTCATATCAACCATTGGCTTACGGACACAGATAATGAATTTATCAGGAAGTTGGTTAAGTTGAATGTTTTGCGAGGTAAGAGTAGCAGTTGCTCCAGCAGAAATAGATGATGAACTATTACTACTTAAGTAGCGTGGAAAATCCATATATGGTAAAACTTGTCTGCTTGGGATAAGGTCAGTGGATTGAGTTGAAAGGAAGTTCAACAACAAACTGGTGCTTCCCTGAAATGGGTTGCTGGATGAACCATAAACTCCGAATGCTGTGGAGTGTGTATATCCAGATGTGGAAGTTCTCCAAAGTCTCTTACATGTAGAATCAAGAGTAGCAACCAAGTTAATGGTGTTGATGCCTACCATACCACCCATATTGTATTCAGGGTTGGCGAAGATATAAGGACTCAAGAAAAGAGGCTCGGTGCAAGTGGTAACAACTTGAGCGATGAAAAAGTTTGTAGCATTTGCCGAGATAGGACTATTACTTACAAATGCACCTGTAGAATCGTATTGAGTAAGAGTAATAGTGGCTGGGAAACTACCACGAGGACACTGGTCTAAATCATATGACTGATTGTTGAACGAAGCCAAAGGGTTGTTATTAGCAAGAACACCATCAGAGTAGTTAAAATAGGCTTGGTCTGGTAGTGTGGGTGCATAACTATTCCATCTGTAAAGTTCTCTGGAATCATTCATTCTCAACAACTGGGGAAGAATATCCTGTAAGTTAAGACTGACGTTTGTGTTATTGATTTGGGAACTCAAAGTAAGCATACTCATTGCGAGTGGAAAAGGCGACATTGAATCCGTCAGACCATAATTGAATGCAGTCTGTCCTACAGGTACATTATCAACACGATGGTAGAACGAAAAGTTCTGTGCCTCAAGAAGCACCTCTCGGTTTAATACAACAGATTCGGAGGGCAACTGAACGTTCATAACAATACTGGAAGGAGACGTAGATACGGCTGAAAATCTCTGGAAGGTGTTGTTTGAAGCACCCTGATATACGCCATACACTTGCTGGTCTGTGATTTGGGAGAGTTTTGCGTCACGAATTAAGCAGGTTTTGAAGTCTGTCATCTTATATATTGTATCAATATATTATTTTTTCAGAGGAATTGACAAAAAAATAATATTACCTAAATGAAAGATTTGCTAAATAATTACATTCTTAAAGTTCCCCCCCTTAAAGGCAAACGACCATTTCTTCTACCACCGGACAATGGTTTATTTTTGTCCTCGTCATCTTGTTCTCCAATAAGAGCATCCTTGATACTATCTTTTCCGACGTTGTATATCGCCGAGACTTTTGTAAATAGGAGTTTAAGGGTGCAAGAAGAACCACCTGCGAGTGTCATCGGAATAAGTTCTCCTAATTTCGTTCTCCAGAAAACCGAAACTTGAATATTTGTTAAAGCACCTGAACCGGTCATTGAGATACGACGATATTCTGCTGTAGGGTTGTATTGAAGATTGGGTTTATAGACTAAATCACCACTTTCTAAATCAGTCAAGATAAGACCGAAATTTGCGTTATTACCTCCTAAAGCATTCACACCTCTACCTTCCGATATAACTTGAGGAGCAGACAACTGATTCGGAACAATAGGCAATTGACTACTGGTAAATACGATTCCAGAAACCGGTGTTATGTTGTTAATCGTGCTAAACTCTTGGAAGGTCTGAATGAAATTCTGTTGAGTTGGTTGGGCTGTGCTTGTTAAAGTAGGAACTAAAGTCAAGTTAGAGCCGACGAAATCGTGGAATAATATCCTATAGTTAGCACCATCAGTTATTGTAGGTGACGTTCCATAACTGACTGATGGGAATGTGCTTAAGAGGTTATATAACTGCGTATTGAAATATAATTGACATGCGTTCGGATTTGGTGTAGAAGCATTAGGATAAGGTAGATTTACGCTAAAGGCTGATTGTTCTGCACCAATTATAAAGGACAGAGTGGTAGGGTCAAATACAAAAGTAGGACTATAGATACCATTCAAGTCAGAATATCCTGCGGTCGTAAGTTGGGTATCTAAATTGGATAGACATTGCTCCAGTGTTTGTTGAATACGAATGGCTAACCAGTCAAAATTGTAAGCATAATAGTAGTCATTAAAAGTGGATTGAAAACCTGTTCCGGTAGCATTAGGAGGAGGAGGAGGCAAAGCATTCACATTCTGTGGAGACCATATCAAAGGTTGAACTTGGGTAAATATTGTTCCTGCTGGTGAGCCAACCGGTGTAATCTTCATTGTAATTGAATACGTGGTTAAATCTCTATTTCCCTGATTTGGTTGAATCACAGGAATAAAAACAGGCAACGTTTGAGACTCAAGACTGAATCGGACAACCGAGACATTATAATCACCTGTATTGCTTACGATTGGGTTCGTTCTATTCTCCGTATAATTAATAGGAATAGGAGCGGTAAGGTTTCCTAAAACGTTTGTCATGATTACGTCTAAATAAACATTATCTGGGTCTTCTGGGACATTGGAAACTTTTGTAGTATTTACGACGTGAGAATTGTCTGCGTGGTTTAATAGAGACATTATTATATACTAACTATATATATTTTTCTAAATCTAAATACTTTACAAAACAATTATACAAGCAAAATAAGATTATTTTCGGATTTTTACAATAAGATTATTACTAAATGAATAAATTAGATTCATTTTTGATTACTTATTGTTAAAATTTATAAATTTTAACACTTAAATAACTTATTATAATCTTTATTTTGATTTATTTCTATTTTTAATCTAATTTTATGATTTAAAAGTGCAAAAAATCATAAAAACTTGTGTAAAATAAAAAAATTAAATCTATTCATATATATATAATGGATTTTACTCTTCAAAAAGCATCTGATAATTATTATTCAAAAAAAGAAGTGTGGGAGAAAATACAACAATATATACCAAAGGATAAGGTAATATATGAACCATTTTATGGCGATGGAAAAAGCGGACAATATTTAAGAGAATTAGGGTTTCATGTTATTCACGAACCAATTGATTTCTTTGAAAATGATTTAGGTGAAATTATAGTTAGTAACCCACCATTCAGTTTGAGAAAAGCAATTTTTACAAGATTGAAAAAACTTGATAAACCTTTTATTATGGTTATGTTTCCAATTGTGTTATCGTGTAAATGGTTCTTGGATATATTTGATGATATACAAATTATTATACCCAAATCAAGAGTAAAGATGTACGGAAATGGAAAAGAAAATTATACACCTAATGGTGGAGTGTGGTATTTTTGTTGGAAAATGAATTTACCAAAAGACTTGATTATAATCTAATTGTATAATATATAATGGCTGGATTTCAAACAAAAACTTTCTCAAAACACGATGACTATATGACACCTAAAAATGCGTGGGAATCCATTATTGACTACATACCAAAGGATAAGGTAATACATGAACCATTTTATGGCGATGGAAAAAGCGGACAATATTTAAGAGAACTTGGTCTTAATGTTTTTCACGAAGACAAGGATTTTTTTACTTATGATATTCCTGACTCTATATGTGTATCAAATCCTCCTTTTACAATGACAGAAAGAGTATTACAAAGACTTAAGGAATTAGACCGACCTTTTATACTAATATTACCCAGTTCTAAAATAAATACCCAATACTTTAGAAGGTTATTTTCTGATGAAGAAAATCCGATTAAGATTATTATACCACGTAAAAGAATCCAATTCTTAAAAATGGTTGATGGTGTTGTTGATATTAATCAGAAACGCTGTTGCAACTTTGATTGTTTCTATTATTGTTGGAAAATAGATTTACCTCGTGATATTGTTTGGTTGTCTAATTGACAATTTTAATTTTATGATTTGAAAGTGTAAAAAATCATAAAATGTTTCCTAAATATCCTAAATATTTATGCAATTCTAACAACCTGAAGAGAACCAGCATCAATAGGAGTTCCAGTTCCACCTGCCCCTCCGGTGAGTAGCAATGACTGAATGATGCAGTCCTGTAGGGCTGTGAAAACAAAAGAAGGACTCAATGATTGATACTGGGCTAATGCTCCTTGATAAAACGCTGCACTTTGTGTAATGGTTGAAAGACCAGTAGCGGAATCTAAAATTCTGACGATGGAATTCATATCTCCAGTAATGTTATCAACAACAGCATCGGAAAAGACGATGTATGTTCCTGCTGGGACACCTGCTCCAACACTACCAACTTGCAAGTATAACTGGGTCTGGGATGCTCCACTAATAGGGGTTACAACTGCTCCAGAATCTACACGATACTGGTGTCCTAATTCATCTGTGCCTGGACTTTTAACATAACCTGATGCGTAAGCAAATTTGACACCTTCAACTGCGACTGGAGGATTGACTGATTGCGATGATTTGGTACTCATTCTATATATATTACCTAAATATTTTATTTTTCATTGATTTGGCTAAATTTCCTAATCTACTTTTTTTTAATAGTTGTAAGATTTGCTAAAGGTATGAATAAATAGTCTGTCATGTCTTCGGCTTCATTTATCCGACTATATGGCTTACACTCAAAGGTATCAAATACCGGCTTATCGTATTTTATATAACATATCTCGTCCGTGAAATTGAATATGAAATACTGGTCTTTAGTGGTATTGATGATTTTGTTTAGTGTTAATAGTGTGGTTGGATATTGCTGTTTCTTACACTTCCGAGACTTTACCTCGTATGTAGCGTCTCGGTCTTGAAAATCATATTTGCAATATCTCTCTGGAGTTTTCTCTAAAGCAGGACTATTGAAAAATGTTTGCAATATCGGATATATATCTTCTTCTTTCTTCTTCCCATATTCATAATCTTTAGGATATGTGATGCTACGAAAATTTGGATTAGATGCTACTTTCATATTATATAATCTATAATTAGATTTTATTTTAGGATAGAACGAATTAGATTTTATCGGATTTTTTTTATCTGGAATATATATATATTATGAACCAGACATCTATTAGACATCTACTAAAGGAGGGTGGTATAACCCAACAACAATATGAAGACATTAAAGAACGAGAACCGGAATTTATGAGCGACGGAGATTTGAAACGATATTTCCCAGACAATACAGATGAGAAACCTATTATCAAGTATAGTGATTTAGCACGTGTCAAAAAAATAACGGATATATTACCAACGGATAAATCTTTCAAGGTTATATTGATTGAATCACGTCATAATGTAGGTCATTGGGTTGTCGTATCCAGAAATAAGGATACTATATATTTCTTTGATTCTTATTCCAACAAACCGGACGGACAATTACGATACATCAACTCTTTCTGGCGTAAAATGTTGGGTCAAGATGAAACCTATTTAACCGCCTTATTAGAAAAAGCCAAGAAAGATGGGTGGAAAATAAAATACAATAAGAATCGTCTCCAGTCTCTTAAGGGGGGTGGTGGAACGTGTGGGCGTTGGGTTATTCTCTGGCTACTCATGAACTTACAATTTAAATATAGTTTAGATGAATTTGAAGAATTTATTGATAAACATCGGAAACAATTAGGTCTTACTCGTGATGAACTCGTTACTCATTGGGTTCGCTAAAACTCGCTGTTGAATTCAAAAACTGAATCGTCTGCTACAGAATCTGTTAGTGCATAATCGGTGACAAGACGCTCAAAGAAATTCGTCTTACCTTCCACTGAAATCATCTCCATAAATTGAAACGGATTTTTGGTATTCCAGATGCGATTATATCCCAATTGTACCAATAACCGGTCTGCTACAAATTCTATATATTCGCTCATCATCTTACTATTCATTCCCAATAGACGACAAGGCAACGCATCTATTATAAACTCTTTCTCTATTGACACTGATTCCTTAAACATACTCTCCACCACGTAATTCGGAACTTTATGTTTTATCTGCGAATACAAATAACATGCGAATTCAGTATGTAATGCTTCGTCTCTTGATATAAACTCGTTTGATGCTGTGAGAGAGTGTAATAAATTCTTTCCTTTCAACCAGAAAATACTACAAAATGCTCCACTAAAAAACACTCCTTCTACGATTGCAAACGCTACCAGTCTTTGAGCGAAACTTGAGGTTTCTGATTCTATCCACTTGATAGCCCAGTCTCCTTTCTTCTTGATAACCGGTATCGTATTTATCGCATCAAATAGTTTCAGTTTCTCGTCTTTTTTGGTTACATAAGTGTCAATCAGGAGGCTATACATCTGGCTGTGGATACTTTCCATCGCCATTTGGAAACTATAAAACGCTCTTATTTCAGGTATTTCTATTTCTTTGAAAAATCGTAGTCCCAAATTCTCTATTACTATCCCATCGCTTGACGAAAAAAAAGCCAATATCATCTTAATAAAATGCCTCTCATTATCGGTCAGTTTATGATTCCAGTCTGGTAAATCTTTGGATATTTGGATTTCTTCTGCTCTCCAAAAGGACGTTATTGCTTTTTGATAGAATTCATACACTTTAGCGTCTTGCACCGGAAAGAAAGTGAATCGGTTTGGCTGTTCTTTAAGCAGGGGTTCTTTTTCTAAATCTTTCATTATAATATCTATTGTTATAATATAATGAGTAAATACGACAGAGAAATCCTCAAATATAGCGACCCTGTCAAGGTTCTGAAGAAACTACATCAGGTCTTTGGAAAAGATTCCGGTATTGAATTATTTAGGTCTAAAAGAAAAGACAAGAAATATGCGATTATTAACCCTTACACCTTTGAAGTAGTCAATTTCGGTCAGATGGGCTACGAAGACTATACACGACATCTGTCCGAGAGCCGTAGGGAGGCATTCCTACGACGTAATAGGAAATGGAGAGATGCTGACCCTTTCTCACCGGCTTTTCTATCCTATCATCTACTCTGGTAAGCCGTCTGGGGGACACCTCCTTTTTTGACATCCAAACCCCTTTTTTTGTCCTGATTTGATAAAGTCCTCTTATATATATATTAATTCTTTCTTTTTATAGATAGAAATAGAAATCAGGGCAGAAAAAGGGGTGTTTGGAGGTTTTTTGCAGAAAAAGGGGTGTTTTCGTATCAACCCTTGATACAACAATAATAAAAAATTGAAATAAAAAATTGATTACGCAACTAATCACACAAATCACTATACTAATAAAGCACGAACAATAACACTGCTAAAAATTGAAAACTTCTGACGAAAAATTGATTTGTTTTTATATATAAACTACAACAACAAATCACTATACTATTCGTATATACCCTTCAGAAGACCTTTTAAAAAATTGATAAGTTTTCAGATAAAGTATTTACAAGACATAATAACGAGCGAATAAGAGAATACTATTTCGTATATACCCTTCTGAAAAGTGTATAAACTGAAAAATTGAAAAATTCTGAAGCCCTTGTCATTAAGCAACACGATTAAAAAATTGATAAGTTTTGAGATATAGTATCTACAAGACATCATAACAAGCGAATAAGAGAATAAGCGGACACACACAGAGACTACTACAAGGTAAGAAATCATTTTCTGAAAAATTGAAAAAGTTTTGTTGTAATCTTATTATATAACTTATTATAGGAAACAACTTAAAGCGAATACATCATCATATTATATAATAATAAGATGCCTGTCAAATACGCACACATCACTTGGACTGACTCCCCTGAAGCCGTTGCTAATCAACTGGAGAAGTGGGCTGAATATCTGCTAAAAGATGCTGAAAAACTGAAATCCAATCTGAAGCAAGATTTATACTCAAAACCTGCTAACGACCAGATGCAAATACAATACGAGAATCCAGAAGGTTGGAAAGATAAAAGTAGGATACTAATTGATATTGTTGATGACCTTGAGAAACTCCAAAAATTACGAGAAAAAATACATGTAGTTGAACTCAAAACAAAAGCAGAGAAATGGGAAGAATGGGCTGTCACACAGAGACCCCTATACACCAAAGAGGCGATTCAGAAACTACCAGATGATATAATATATCTCATTTCTACTTATCTGGAAGATGAACTCACACTAACAGAAGACGTTGGTGGTAGAGTAGAGGGTCTATATCCATTTCGTAGCACTTGGTGGAAGGGGGACGTTCAAGTAATGTTTGTAAATGAGGTTGAGAGATGTCTTAACATTTGGAGTATTGATGCCCTGAAAATGTTCTGGGTAAAAAATGTTCTACCAAAAATGACATTCGTTCATGTATATGATTTGCAATACCATTTTCAAACCTCCGGACAATGGGATAATGAGGAGACCAATGGATGGTATAGAGCATATCTCGTTCGTGCTATAATGAAATGGAATAAAGCCAAACTAATAGAAAACTTTACAAAACTATTCAGTGTTAGTGCGGATACCAACTGCTCTTTCAAGTTCCAGATGGAAGTTGAGAAACAAGTCAGTGGAATTTATGGTATTGATTTCACTGATGGTAATAAAACATATAATCAAAAATTCTTCGTATCCCTTAACAACTATAAAGATAATATCATCTGCAACAAAGATATGTATCATATTTTAAAATCAGTCAAATGGATAGACAGAAGACGTAATATTGAAATTAAAAAATACAAAAACAAAGACATGAAAAATGTTGATACATTCTATCCTATTAACCCAAACTTATTTCTTGACCCAAATGGAGGTTATCTGGATAACTGGGAATGGGACAAACTGCATAATGAATATATAGAGCGAAATCCAAATCATTTTAGAGAAGCACACTATCGTCCTTCAATGCTTCATTTAGATAAGGTAGTTCCACGATTAACACCCCAATAAATAAAAATATACACACTTGATTTTATTAACACTTAAATAGGGGGCAACCCTTTTTTTTCGTATTAACCCTTGATACAACAATAAAAAAAAATTGAAATTAAAAAATTGATTTGTTTTTATATATAAACTACAACAACAAATCACTATACTATTCGTATATACCCTTCTGAAAAGTGTATAAAATGAAAAATTGATTTTTTCTGAAGCCCTTGTCATTAAGCAACTAATCACATAAATCACTATACTAATACTGGGTTCAAAATAGATAAAACGCAAAATTGAAAACTTCTGACGAAAAATTGATTACGCAACTAATCACATAAATCACTATACTAATAAAGCACGAACAATAACACTGCTAAAAATTGAAAACTTCTGACGAAAAATTGATTACTGCAACTTTAAAAATTGATAAGAATATAATTTATAACAAGACATCAACAATAACAACAAGCAACAATGTTCCCTATCTCAAGTCTAAATAAATGTATCGCCTCGTGCGATGAGCGTATTGCCTCCGTTCAGTCCAAGTTGGATAATTGGAAACCTTACGCTGGGGTAATGGGGTTAA